GGGCAGATTTTTTTCCCCCCCCCCCCCAGTATTTACCAACAATCCAAATTCGCTTTCTAGAATGTGGAGCAAAAAGATTGTCGGCTCCCAGCACTCCCCATTTTGCATTATACCCCATTGAGGCCAAATCTCCGAGAACAACTCCCAGTCCTCTAGAAGTGAGCATTGGTGAGTTTTCCACGAATGCGTAATCGGGTCGAACTTCGCAAATGATTCGGAACATCTCTTTCCATAATCCGCTTCGCTCTCCCGTGATTCCTTCTCCTTGTCCAGCGACTGATATGTCTTGGCAAGGGAATCCACCGCAAACGACATCAACTTTTCCTCGCCAGGGTTTTCCGTCAAATGTGCAGACATCATCCCAGATTGGAAACTTTGGCAAGATTCCATCTCGTTGCCGCTGGAGCAAAACTCGTCGGCAATAAGGTTCAATCTCGACAGCACATACTGTGGTATGTCCGAGAAGAATTCCACCGAGGATTCCTCCCCCGACTCCAGCAAAAAGGTGTAGCTCATTCATGTTCTCCTTTAATCCTCGCAAGCCTCTCCCACCTCATCCACATCCACTTCTTCTCCGCACTCTGGACATTCTTGAGGCCATACCTCTGCGGCTGATCCCTGCTCTGCGTCTTCCATGCGCCCATGCATATAGCGGTTTCGCGTTGGTGGCGTGTAGCGAACCTCAAAGTCGTGTTCGCACTCTTCGTTATGACAAGTGTAGTCGTAGTTCATAGTGCTTCAATGGCTTTCTTGTATTGTTGGTTCTGTTTCTCGGCGGCATCTAGTCGCTGGCAGAGAAGTTCCACCTCTAGTTCAAGGATGCGGATCTGATCGGCTATCTTATCCAGTCTAGCCATATACGGGGGCTGGTGGTTCAAGCAGAGGTCTGCTATGCGTTCAATGTCGTTCATGGCTTAACAAGAAGTTGGCAGACCCAGGTGCTGGCTCCGAATGGCGGTAGCTTAATCTCTACAATCCTTTCAACCACTCCTGCTTCAACAAGGGCATCTACCATACCATTGTTCTCCGAATAGTTTTTGATGATGACCTCATTGGATTTCAAATCCATATCAGGATCATTGATGGTTGCTGTGGCGAATGGACTTCCATTCTCGGTAAGTCGGATCGCGGTGCGTCCGTTCTCGTACTCGCCAAACACGACATCGCATTCGGCTCCAAGGAACTTTACTTTCATTGTTTTTTTGTGGGTTGCGAGGCCATTGCCTCTGGTTCAGCTACGAGTCGTAGGTAGATTCCAACTGGTTGTCAAACACAAATCTTTCCCAATCTTCATCGGAGTCTGCAAGGCTTCCCACGCTGTTGCCAAGCCCCCAGTTCGTGACCATGACTTCTACGAGCAAGGCCAGAGCATCAGCCCTGTCAGGGGAGTTGCCTTTGGTACGCTTCTTCAAATCCTTCTTGCTTTCCAAAAGCATCTTCTCATTTTTCAGCGTGTAGATACGAGCGCATAGCTCTCGGCTAGTCTGGTCATCTAGGCCGCGCATACGCCCCGCCATGATGATCGTGCGGATCTGTCCCCAGAGTTGACTCACGCGATTGGCGTAGACTTGCTTTGCAGGACGATCATCTTCAATGCTGATAGGATGCTCTGTAGCTCCTCCTCCGAAACTCACCCGCACAAACCCTGTCTGCCAGCGTTGCGAGATGATGTCGGCTATTCCTGCTCCTGCACCAGTTGCATCAATCGCAAAGTCCTCTGGCTGGATTCCTCGACGAGTCAACTCTGCGATAGTCTGGTCTGCCACTTGGTAGAAGAGCGGATAGTTCTCATTCTCTGTGAGCGTGAGACGAACGATGTCGGTGCATTCAATGATGAGATCCCCATCCATTGCCTTGCCCACTCTCGCAAAGCGCAAGATACAATCATCGCCATCAGTCGTGAATGCCGGGTCAAGAGCCGCTATCTGCTTGATGCCTCCTCCAGCCCATACCACGCCCTCCCTAGCTCTCCCCTCATTGATCATCGCTTGGTCAAGGATGGTATTTCTAGCTCCGCTCTTGCTCCACATTCCCCTCACATACGAGTTCCATTCTAGAGATCCTTCCCCGAAGTTCTTCTTGATCGTGTCGATATTGTCCTGTCCAAATAGGTATGGGTAAATCAATCGCCCCGCCTTCACATTCGGTGATTTCAGTCCATCAAACCTCACGCACACCCCTGTCTTGGTTTCCCAGAACTCATCATCATCTTGGATAGATCCCCATCCCATCTTGGGTTCGCAGAATAGGCCATGAGGGTCGAACTGGGACGATGCGTTGGCGATAGCAATGAAGCGATAGAAGTCAGTACCTACTGCAAGGTTGGCGCGAGCAGAGAAGATGGCAGGGTTAGTCTGCGCCGCCTCGTCCGCTACGATCACTACGCGAGGGATGTGAACGCCCTGCAACTTACCCACAGCTTGCTCAATCGCCCCGCTATCCACTGCTAGGGCTATGATAGCTGATCTATCATCTCCCTTCTGGAACTGGATCTTCGTCTGCGAGTCCACCACATTCAGCCCAAACAAGGGATGAACAGGGCGCACAAACTTCATCATCTCTGCCCAGATACGACCGCGCAGGGAGGGAACAGTCGTAGAAGTAAGAGCAATACGAGTTCCCATCGGGCAAGCCAGAAACTCCACAAGGGAGAGCAAGGTGAAGGTGAAGGTTTTTCCTGCCGCCGCGCATCCCGTCACGCCAATTTCGTCGTAGTTCGTCCATGCCCACAACGCAAGCTCGTTCCAATCATTCCAGCGCGACATCACATCGGGCCAGAGCATTGTGAGAACATGCTTGATATGCTGACCCCGACTCAAGCCGCTGAACCGACTTGGATCGGGATCTTTCACCATCAGCAACTCAACCTCTAGTTGCGTTGCCTTTGGAAATGCTGATAGGTCTAGGCCGTATGTCTGTAACTTCATACTCCGCACATACCCTCACACTCATTTCCCCATAGCATACCTTGCCCTCTCTCTTCGTCGGTAGAGAAGTCAACTTCATCTAATGGAATACAAGACTTGTGCAGGAATGGAATAGACTTGAATCCGCGTTCTTTATCCTTCTCAAATTGAACAGCCTTCTCAAATTGAACAGCCTTCTCAAATTGAACAGCCTTCTCAAATTCCTCTGGCTCTTCATTCTTTAATCGAATCCATTCATGGTCTGAATGATATGGGCAATAAACGCAAGATGATCTAGGGGGAAGAGGATAGTTTTTAGCCTTCATCCATTGGAGGCAGTTGTGCCTCTTCATATCCATCTCAATCAAAGGCCACCTGTGCTGACACCATGCTTCCCTGCTTGGCTTCATGCGCTGAATCTCATCGCAAGAAATGCCAATCCATTGCGTCACCTTGATTTCTTTATAACCTCTCGGAACCTTGCAGAACTCTTTAACGAATCTTGTAATTGGAACAATCTTGAAGTCAGTTGTGCAAACCCTCCTGCCCATTCCTCTTTCACCTTCATCGTCTTTAGTGTGAAATGGAATCAAAGATCTGGCGTATTCCCTTCCTTCTTTTTTTGTTGTCCTTATCCGCAATGATTCTTCTGTCAGGCTTCCTGCTGTTACTCGGTAGATTGGAATTGGAAAAGGGCTTCTTGACACCTCTTCTTCTAGCCAATCTAACCATTTATATACGCTTTGTGGTTCGGCTTGGGTATCTGAAAATACTGCGGCATCTGGTAGTGGCGTAATTTCTCCATGAGCCGCCATGAGCAACATGGTGCTGGACTGAACTCCCGCCCCAAGGGAGATAATATTAAACGGGGTAGGCGGTGGTGTTTTCATGCAAGAAGCCTCCCCATTGCTGGGGAGGCCGTCAAGCATCAATCTTATCGGAAGTAGGATCGAATAGAATCCATCGCCCCGCGGGGCTTACCAGTATTGGAGTCAGTATCGCTAGTTCCCCTGCGAGGGGCTGGAGTGACTGCATTATCCTTGGCAACGCGAGCCTTGTACTTTGCAAGTTCCGCTTTGAGCTTGGCATTCTCTGCCACCGCATCCTTGGCAATAACTGCAAGGAACGGAGTGACCATCATGTCGTTCTCGGAAGCAGTTCCCATGAGGATGTTGCGAGCCGCCGCGATGCGTTCATCAACCACCTTGTTGTGATCCTCGTTATCTCCCTTGCGGAAAAAATCAGACTTGCTCGCAAGATGCTGGGCAACGCGATCAAAGTTTTTGTTGATCTTGTCCGTGGTCTGCTGGCGCGACCGCTCTTCCTCCTGCACAAGCGTGTTGGAAGTCTCTTTATGATTCTCCATAGCAGATACCAGCGCACCGCGCTTGCTATCAGCGTCATTGATGAGGGAAAGGAACTGGGCAGATGCCGCGCCTCCCCCGAAGTTCTCGTCAATAAACTCAATGCGCTCCTTGCCCTTCAGCGACAAAGCCTTCTCTGCAATAGCAGGATCAGCGGCGTATTCATTCGCCCACTCAGTAGCCTTCTGGATAGCCGACTCATAGGGGGCTTGGAACTTCTCACGGAACTTGGGACTACGCTCAAAAGCAGTGCGCTCTAGCTCGGCCTCAAGATCCTCTGCTCGCTTCTGGTATTCAGCAAGTTTCTCATCACGGGTCTTAATCTCAAACTCTGCGGCCTCTGCCTTCTTGCGAAGCTCTGCAAGATTATCTTCCTTGCTCTTCTTCTTAGGCTTCTCCTCAACAGGATCAGGGTCTTTGGAAAGATCCAGATCGGATAGATCAAGGCTATCAAGGGAATCAGTCTTAGGCTCCTCCTTTGGGGCTTCCTCAATAGGGCCAGTATTCTTCTTCTCCTCAATGCTCTTCAAGAAATCCTGCACAGAAGTTTCTGGAACAATGTCAATCCCAGCAGGGGCAGGAGCCACCTCTTTAGTCCCCACGTCAGGAATCTCAGCGAGGTTTTTATAATCCACCTTTGGAAGATTGGGCTTGTTCTTTAGTTGACGCGATAGCTGAGAAAGATCACCAGGACGCTCCATAGGAGTCGATGGGATCGGTTCAGCGGGTATGGTTGCTACTGGCGTTGTGGGTTGTGGTGTGTCCATATGTTAAAATTCTCCTGTGTAGGTAGGGATGATGTTCACTTGCTCTTCCGGCACTTCAGCCAGAATCTCCAAGTCTGCAAGCACAGATGCTCGACCCGAATCATACCCGAAAAGCACTGCCGCATTGTTGGCTTGCTGGATAAGTCCAGACCCATTTCCTAGAGTCTTTGCCATTGACAGATTGTCAATCACGGCTAGGGCGTGTTTCATTACAGGGTTTGCAAGGAGCTTCTTTAGCTCAATGGCTAGATCCACATTGGATCTCCAATCAGATAGTGTCATAATTTTAGTCTAGTAGATCTTTCATTTTTGGGAGCTTATCATCCGTGAAGATGATGTCGTTCTCCTCTGCGTTTTCAATTTCCTTCAGAGCCTCTGGAATAGCCTCTGCGCTTATCTTCACATCAAAGCCATCCACGCCTTCAGCGTTCTTCTTACAAGCCTCAATAGCCTCTTCAATCGTGTTTCCTAGCCCAATCACGGCTCCACATTCCACCATACCAATACCCTTGGTAATGGGAACAATGTAACCTTGTCCTTCTAGCTCGGCATAGTTACGCCACTTCACAAAAGGCTTGGCTTCATCAGAAACATGAACTTCCGACCAGTGGTTAGCAGATAGATCGCTCTTGATAATTGCCAGCGCACCATACTTGCAATTCCACTCTGGATCTACAATCACTCCCCTAGCTCCAGCATAGATGATGTCTCCAAGGTTGGAGATCATCTCATGATAAAGCTCTGATGGAGGAAGAGGGCCGCGAGTCGTGAGATCAATCAGATAAGGCACTCCCTCATCCGTTACTCGGATTTCAGTAGAGAAGAACTGACGATATTGAGCTTCCTTGAGGAAGGGAGCCAGTCGCTCATTCACCACCTTCACAGGATCGGATAGCTTATCGTATTCCCTCACTGCACCAAGATAGCCTCTGTCCTTCACTTCCACACCAGTTAAGCAAGTGGATGGGAACTCTCCATCAATGCAGAAGCCATCGTATCCAGCTTCCACAACTGAATCCACCTGATGCTCGACTACAAACGGAAATACTTCCCTAGCTCCACCAAGGTGATACTCAAGCTCATCCAATCGGCTCTTCGCAAGCTCTAGCTTTTTCACGCCGAATGTTTCTGCCAATCCTCGGAAGCCGCTAATCTTTACAAAACAATTCTCATTCTCCTCAAGATATTCTCGGAGAGCAGTCATACCAGTTACCAGGGCGCACTTGCCAACCGGAAGCCCTAGCTCCATCATGGTCTCCTTCGCCCTCCATCGTTGGATCTCTAACTTCTCACCATCTCCTGCGCCCCAGACATTCCAGCCCTGCGAGCGTAGATACACTCCCAAGTCCCAGAAGCCCACATCAGGAATCATGATAGTATCCTGCTCCATGTCTAGGTCTTGAAGGGTTGACCAGAACGAGCTAACGCGAGTCACGCCCTCTAGCCCACTACCAACCATCGCTGGCTCATGAACAGGGAAGCTACGATCTGCGTAGGGTGCAAAGTAAAATACCTCAAAGTCTTTAGCGAGACGTTGAGCAAAGGCCGTAAAAAGCCCGTGATCCAGAATTAAAAGTTTACTCATTCCCAATTTCCTGTGCTTGTATGTCCCTTAAATCGTGGATCAGATTCTTGATCTGCAATGCTTGTTCGGAATCCTTTCCAAAGAAGTTGCGATTATAGAGATAGTATCTCTCGTAGATGAATGAAATGATCTGCTCTCGCATCTCATCCCTTCCTAGTTGGTATTGGTTATGACAGTCCATTGCTAGATATGCGTTGTATTTCCCTTTCAAGGAACCATTTTGCTTTTCTCAAGTCCTCAAGTTCTTTTTCTGGATATTTATATCCAGCCCTTACTAGGTACTTGATTGCGCTTCCTCTATTATACGAGAGGTGTTCAAGAATGTCGATTGGCTCGACAGGAAACCTCTTGTAGTGTGACGGATTAACGGGGTCATTACTCCCGCATTCGGTTTTCATTTTGTGGTAGGGTTGGGTTACTTGGGGATTATGCCCCTTCTGTTAAGCTCGTCAAGCAATTCTTTTGTGGTAAAGTTTTGGAGAGTTCCGAACTTCCTTCTATTTTTACCTTGTTCTTTTGGGCTTGCCCAGCGCACATTTTCTGGATCGTAGTTGCCATCATTATCAATACGATCAAGGGTATATGATGGATGTGGTTTATTACCTACATCGTGAATGAAGTTTATGAACCCATCTTGACCAAGCCATCTTTTACAAACTCGTATGCCCCTTTCATGGTAATTCTTATTTTCATATTTCCCAGACTTCCCATCACATCTCCTTCGCATTGCCATCCATGAGTGATATTCTGTGGTTTTTGTAAGTCCGTGTTTTGTATTTGATTTTCCCACCATGCTTCTTGCCTCATCTAAAAGGCATCCACAGCTTCTTGTGAAACCAGAAATCATACTTCTTCCGCGAACAAAACAAGTTTTACCACAATTGCATTTGGCCTCCCAAACAACGCATGAATTTTTCCTTTCTTTAGTTGGTTTTATTGCAACCAATCTTCCAGATCGGAACCCTGTAATATCTTTGGCTAGTGCCATTATGGTGCTATAGTGCTGTATTTAGATGCCAATTTTACCTTATCTATCATAAGCCTCTGCGCTACCTGCTTGTCTTTAAGAGAAAGTTGGTGTTGAGCTTTTGCTGCCTTAATCTGCATATCGTTTTGAGCCTTAGCCCGGTCTAGCATAATCTTATTCTGAGCAACTGCCATCTTGGGATCTTGCGCTCCCTGCTGTCCTTGCTGGGCTTGCTCTTGCTCAGTGATCTGCTCTGCCAGTTTATTCAACTGGTCGGCAATCTTCATCAACTCACTCGTCTGCTCATTGAGATTATCAAACTGCTCCTTGCGAGTGGGATCTTCCTCAAGATACTTGAGATGGGTGAGGATGTGAGGAATAGCCGCCTGCATGGTGATCGCCGCCTTGCGAGGATCTTCCTGCTGTTGCTGAACTGCCTGCACAATCCCTCCGCAATACTGAAGATGGACTGTGAGATGAACGTAGTGGTTCTGATCAGGATCAATCAATACCTGCCCACCAGAAGCAAAGGCATTGTTCTCAAGGGAAGCAATCGAAAGATCGCTCCCCTCTGGCTTGTCCTCATCGGGAATACCAAAGGTGTCCACGCCAGTTTGTCCAGCAATAGCGGCAATATTGGCATTGATAACACGCTTGCGATTGCTCTCTGGAAGCTGGGGAAGATATTGAGAGATAAGCTCCATAGCCTGCATACGAGCGGCAGAGCTTCCCTGACCAATACTGCGAGTAGCCTTCACACTCTCAATGTCGAGAAGAGCGGCGGCAGGCACTCCCCTGTTCATGCAAGCCTCTTGGAAAGCAAGAGCTTCAGTGCCACCATGATCTTCCACAACAATGTTTGGATTAGATGCGCGGCGATAGACTTCTAGATAATGCGTGTCGAGAGCTTGAAGATAGATTTCAGCTCGGGTATTGGTCAAACGGGATTTCTCACCAATCTCTGCTTCAACTTCCTTATTGCTCTTCTTGCGTCCTCCGGCAACGGAGGGCATGAAGCTACCAATATCGTCGCTCTCCTGACCTTGGAACATCTGGGCTACCTGCATGGCTCCTGAGAGCTTGGAGGTAGTTCCCACCTGCACGAAGTTCATGCCAGGGGGCAGGATGCGATAAGGCCCAATCTGAACAGTCTTGAGAGACTCTGCATCCTTGGCAGACTGAGGCTGGATCATCACAGCACTATCCACAATAACTCCCTCAAGGAGAGCGTTGTTAATGCGATCCATCGCCTGAGCATACTTGTAAACCTTCTGGCCTAGCCCTCTAACGCCATGATAATAACCATTTCCAACGCCATTCAGAAAGATTGTGAAGGCATTGGAGAAGCTCTTGTAGCAGGACTCACGAGCGCAAAGGAACTCGGTGGAGTTCAGTCGATCAAAGACATAGTGAGAAATCCGACCATCGTATTCCCTCACATACATATGAGCCACCTTGATGATCTTGCTCTTGGCGTAGGAATAATAGAGAGCGTTGTTCTTGAACTCCTTCTGATACCACTCCCAAGGACGGCGTTGATCTTGCTCGTCAATCTTGGCTTGCATGATTGCTTCCTTGCATTCCTCAACATCCCATCCTCCACGGGAAGCAGCCTCCTCGTTCTCAATGTATCGGTAGAGTTCCTCCGTATACATATCGTCCAGAACGTAACAGAACTCCCAGTTCTGCCAATCAACTGTAGATCCCTTCGGCACAATCAACTGCCAAGGCTCAACAGCTTTGGCTTTAAAGTCCATCGAATCAGCCCAGAACATACAAGCCTGACCATGAATTACCAACTGCTTATGAGCGACTTGATGCTGTAAGATAAAGTTAGGATTTGTCTTATCTAGGAGTCGATGAAATTCTTCGGTAATTATACGAGACCATTCCTCCCTCTTGCCCATGTCCTTACCATACTTGGTCTTGACTGTGGCATAGCTTCCCACGCTCGTCAGGATGTCAAAGTAAGGGATAACTGCCGCCTCAACCTTGGCTTCAGCATGACCCCAGTTCACGTTGATCCTATCCCCCTGCCCCATCTCTTTAAGCTGGGTGTCGTTAAAGGGAGCGTTTCCATCAATCTGACCTTGAATCTGCGACCTGCGATAAGAAGCCAACTGATCATCATCAATCAGCATGTAGAGCATAGACCTAGCAGACCCTGCATCCTGCACCCTAGTCTTCGGGACTTCATTATCGTCGAGGTCTAGGAGGCCGTATGGCTGATTGGTATTATTGATCATAGATGCAATTGGGAGGATGCTTCAGATAGGTCATCGGTCTTTAGCCAACACCAATCTGGACGCTTGTTAGTTGTCTCTTCTTTTTCTCCTTTTAGCAAGATATTTTTCTTGACATGAACAATCGCATCGTTACGGCAACCGCAGATTCCGCAGTTTTGGAGCATATAATCCATCTTAGTAGTACGCCCTCCCCTAACTTGACCAACCATATCTAATATCGCTCTAGCACCTCCACACCCCATGCAAAACTTGCTATTTTGATTATAGTAGCACCTAGAGCAAATCATAGCCCTCTGCTCTGCTTCATTCTGATCAACAAAGGGATCTCCTCCAGTTGCGGCTTCAGCGGCTAAAGCAGATAGACTAGTTATTCCTTTTAATATGTTCTCAAAAGAGAGAATGGATGAATTGCCATCATATTGATTTCCATCTGAATAATGACACCATCCCTCCGGCAACTGACGACAAAGCTGGTCAATCACAAGCTCCTTCCAATTGTCAGGAAGTGGAATGTTATTATCAGTATAATGCCTCTCAACCCTATCAAACAATCCTTGCTTGGTAAGCTCTCCTGCGATCCTATACCCTGTCTCTGGGACAGTAAATCTGTAATTCCCTGGAGGAACTTGATCTTCTCTAGATAGCCTTAACAGATTCATTTCTTTTTCTTAAATATTGAGTCGTAGTTCTTTCTATAATCATCTCCCTTTACAGGGCGGGGTGAATCTCCTTTTCCTGCGCTCATCGGTTGTTTACATCAATAAAGTATTCACACTTCTCTTGTCCATCTGGATCGAATTGTGCGTAGGCTTGCCAATGCTCATTAGATGGAGCCACATACCTCCAGCACTTTTCTTTTGATGGGCAATCCTCATTCGCGCATTTAGAAATATCAGTCATGTGAGTCGGCAGTTGATCTCATCACGCAAGCGTTGATTCTCTTCCTTGAGCTTCTGATAGGCTCCATCATTCAATAGGCAGGCATGGTATCCTGCTTGAAAGGCCACGCCCATGTATTCCCTATGACCATCAGAGTTTCCATGATTGCGGCTATAGGTGCGAATCCCATAGGAATCAAACCACTCGTTAAAGGAATCTGCGCTATTCATATGCTTCCGGTGTTTCGTCGTGCCAAGGTAATTCATCATCTTCGTTATCGGGTAGGTTGTGAGGAAAAGAGATCATATATTTGGCTAATAAGCTCTCCTGTTTCATTAACAGATTCTTCTGATAAATCAGGTAGGCGAGCATGGATCGTCTCATGAGCCAGCACAGACAAGAGACTGCAAGTGCATCTGTTATGGATGGTGATCCTGCGCTTTTCATAGTCGCAGAGTCCATCTGAGTTTTTGGGTGATCCATAACCTACTTCCCATTTTTCACCACGGATCTCTACTTGTCCAAGTGATTTAAATTTCATCTGGGTCTAAACATTTCTGTGATAATCCATAGAGTGATCACGGCAAAGATGAAGATGGTGAAGGCGTTCATTTGCGTTTTGTGATAATCATCCCCTTGCGCTCAACGTAGAAATCCGCTCCGTTCTTTGTGACCCTGTATTCAATTCCTCCAGCTTTCATGTCTTCCACCACATTCTCAAGCCACTTCATCTCTTGTGGAAAGACAGAGGAATAAGGGCCAGCAAGGATGCTGAAGTCAGGTTCAATGGTATATTCGTTGGCTATTTTGTGCATATAATTTTGTAATGAGGTACTGGTCGAGTTACTGATCCTGAAACAATTCGGAAATTTTTTACTTCCATTATTTCAGCATTAACAAGTTTTCTTATTCTTTTATTGGTTTCCGACATTGCTATGTCCCATTTTTTCTCCCAATAGCTCCTTGGAAAGAATCCTTTCTCAACTTTTTGGCAGGTTTTCTTTTGAAGTTGGGAGATTAGATCAGTCCATTCATTCGCGCTCATAGTGGCAACCTCCATTCTGTTTGGAACTCTCCACGGGTGATGAGCCAGACTGCTGAGTCTTTAGGCCCAATCTCTCCGAATACAAGCCCTTGTCTCCATCCGAGTGTTGCTCGACGTGCTTTTGCATAGTCCATCTCACCTCGGCGCGTAAGCGTACCCACGCAGAATCCTGTGCTTTCTTTAATCGTGCGGCCCTCTCCCGTCTGCGCTCTATGAGTGTGAGCAAATACGACTTTGCCGCCATACATCTCTGCCATATCTCTCGCACTATTCTCATTGTAGATCGTGCCATGCGTGAAGGTAACGTCCCCTATGACGAGCCTTTGATAGACCCCATCATACGGGATGCGGCGGCATCCAATCTTGATAAAGCTCTCGTCAATAAAGTTGGTTGCTTGTTGCGCGGCATATGCGACGAGTGCGTTACGGTGATTAAGCATCCGGGGTATGCGATCTTCATGGTTTCCATCCAACACATGAGTTGGTCGAAATTCTTTAAGGAACGCAATGCCTCCGTCAATGTCGGGGGCAACGGGTTCAGACTCGTCTGAAGTTCCAACCGCACCTGACCTAAAGGCCGTAGTATCGCACCAGTCACCCAGATGCACTCTAATCTCAGGCTTCCATTTATCACACATATCCAGAACTGCGGCTTTCGCAGTCGGGTCGATGTATTTTCCATGCGAGCAGCCAATGCTGATAAAACGCTCATATCTAGTAGCAATATTGGGGGCTTTCGCCCCCATTGCTTTTGCTTTAGGCTTTCTCATCTGGAGTGATGTTGGCTTTCGCCCCTGATGATTTAGCTAGGCTGATCAACTGCCATTTGGAGGGATCGTTCTTGCCTGGGGCTACTCCGGCATCCACCTTGACGAGAGCAAGCTCATTAGCGGAAGTGAAGAGCTTCTTGTCAAACGTGAGAGCCTCTGCCTTCCCATCAAACTCAATGCAATAGAACACGCTCTTCTTGCCTTGAATCTTCCTAATGTTTGTGATCTCCACGTCCTTCCAAGTTGCAGTAGCCTTAACTTCCTCCTTGCTCACTTCCCTGACCGGAGACTTGGCTGGCTTTGGCTCTTCCTTTTTGGCAAGTCCAGTAGAGATGTTTCCATCATCGTCATCCTCAGAAGCAATGCCCAATACTGCGGCTAGGGCATAGCGTCGAGCGTAGGTGATGGCAGATCCAACTCCCTGAGGAGACTGATCCTTGAGAGGTAGAAGAAGCGTGGATGTGGTGCTGTGTCCTCCTTCATGGAGGATGGTTGTCTCTACTCCGGCAGTACCTTCCATGAACAACGGCTGTTGAATCACTGCAAGTCCATGCTTCTTTAGCACAGGACGAGTAGAATCAATGATCGCATCCAGAGGAGCATACTTGCTCTTGAAGTACGGGTTAGCGGCAGTCTTAGCCACATTGGAGAGTTCTCCAACTGCTGATACAAGAGCCTTGCTGTAGGCCGTCTGCTGTTCTGGTGTCATTTCTTGATGATTAAAGCAACAAGGTTGCAGATGGATACAAAGAGAGTTGCCCCTCCAATGATGGTGTAGGTGAGGATCTTGGCTTCAAGCTCAAAGATCTTCTCGCTGATTTCGTGATCCCAAGTGATGCGGATCTCCGATGACTCTGGGTAGTTTACTGGATCAACTAGCTTTGTGTTCTTTTTCATTGTTGTTTTGTTTATCCCCTCTCGTCGGCCTCAATCATTGAGTCGTCGATATAGGAAATTGTTTCGTCTAGTGATGCTCGGATGGATTCCAAGGTTTCAAGAAGAAGCGAGATCTTCTCCTCTGGGCTTAATGGTGATGATGCTGATGCGCTCATTTGAGGATGGCGACAAACAAGGATATGATTGAGATGACGCTGAAAACAATCGTTGTGACTTTCCATGCGTCCACGCTTTCTGTAAGCTCTCGCGTTGCTTGTCGTGTTTCAAAGAGTGATTCAAGAAGGTCGTTAATGATTTCCTGATTGGTCTCATTGGTAGGTTTCTTTTTTCTTGTTGTGGTTGTTTTGCTCATAGCGAGGCGAGAATTGTCTATCAGTGATTCAATGGCAATAAAAAGATTGTTACAATTTTGTAACAAAAGAAGTATTGACGAAATCACCATCCCCCTTTTTAAAATCCCTCTGCATCTCCTCCTGCGGAGTGCTACACGCCAGTCACTCTACTCAAGTCATCCACCCTCGCCAACCATCCTTTAAAGAATTTCTTGAGAGTTGGCTTCGCCTCTGCAAGCCGATTGTAAAAGCCTCTACGAGCATCCTGGTATTTCCTTGGATCTCTTCCTGACTCATTCAAGAATGACTGAGATCGACCAACTCCACAATTTACCGCTGCATCAAAGTAAAGCCAGTCAAGCGGACTTGGAAGGTGATCACAACCATCTCTCAACCATTCATTCCAATAAATCTGGGTTGCTTGATCTTCAGTTAGGTTCTTGATGTCCACGTTTGGATGTGAGCGTTGGTCAATCCCGTATTTTGTGGCTCCCCCTGGATCATCAGGATCGTTCTCAAACACTCTCCCCTCATGGTCAAACAACCACGGGATGATCACATTCTTAAACCGGCTCGTCATCATAGTAACGAGGCTTATACACTCGCTGGTTTACTTCCACATCTGGTGCTTCAGCGTTTGAATCAACCTTCTCGTCCTGTGATATATGTTGAAGTGCTGATACAGCTTTCCAATCAAACGCGCTTTGCCCGGTTATGAGCGTGATAGCCAACGCCATAAACGCCATGATTGAAGTCGTAGAAAGTTCAACAATCTCTTTAGAAACCTCTGAATGTTTGAGGATGAGAAGGGAAGCAAGCAGAAAAACAACAACAACACCCAAGCCAGCCAATCCTGCATACAAAGCCTTCTTGCTCTTTGATGCTGGTTGATCCAGCTTCTTTTCAATCAGAGTGCGAATCGCCATGCTGTTTTAATTCCAATGTATCCCACTACCGCCAGCACAGAAGCGATAGCGATACTCCTCCAGAGCCAAAGCTCCTTTAGTGCCTTCTCTTGCTTTTCGTGCCAGTAGATCGCGTCCTGCTCTGCTTTAGCGAGTAATTCCGTTTGCTTCTCAACCTTTGCTTGGTAATCCGCGAGCGATTTCTCAAGGTCGATGTAGGCCGCTTTACCTTCTGGCTTAACGTAAGGAGCGACCCTAGCAACATTGCGTTGAACTTCAACAGAGCTAGGAGGCGTGAAATGATCTTCATGATGAGCGCATCCCGCTACACACAAAATGCACACTACAGCAAGGTAGTGTAGAGTGCTTTTCATTTTTCCCTATTCTTGTGGTCAGCCCAGATGTCGTAACAAAGTTTAGCAAAGGAAGCGAGTCCTACTAGGATACCAATCACCATCGATGCAATCCGCATCTCAAGATCCAAAGTGGGATCTAGCGACAGAGTAGCGGCGGCAATAGGAGCGGTAAATCCTATTGCTCCGGTAGCGGCTGTGTCGATGTGATGAACCATATAAGTTATATATTATGATTGCTCGGTTGTGTCAACGGGATCTACTGGGAGAGGAGGCCATACAGGAACCCCGTCAAAAGGATCTAGTGACTTCAGCCAATCCTGCCAATCGGCCCAGTATTCAATCCCAATCTTGTCGTCAGTTGTGACGAGCGTCCCGTCGATAGTTTCTCTAGGTTCGCATTTCTGGTTCGGATGAGCATCGTTGATGGCATCCAAAGCGGTCTTTTGTTCTGGAGTTACAATTAGCCAGTTCATGTGAGTGCGGCTACAAGGGTGTTAACGATTCCGTCAATTGAAGCAAAATCGGTAGAAGTCAAAGCTGATCCAAAAGTTGATGCTATAATATTGGCTTGCGAAAAAGACCCAGCCGCTTGTCCAATAAGTATATTGCCACTAACAAGGCTTGAATTTAGTGGAATCCCAGCGGCAACCGTCCAGTACTGATTGGTTCCCATCGCTATGCGACAGGTACTCCTTCCGTTTATGTTTGGGATACCCCATCCTCCGTCATATCCTGCGTTAGTTGTTGTAAAAATTGTTCCCCCAGACGCCGAATCCACATAAACTCTTCCAGTAATAAGTAAGCTATTACTGAACGAACTTGCTTGTAAAGAAAATGTTCTCTGCGATGTGCTAGACATACCAAAAGGATTTATTGGGAAATTCTGCGCCCCTGTCCCGTTCAAATACACATAGCCATGCCTATAAGGGCTTGTTGCTGGTGCCCAAACAGAAGTGTTATTATTGTTAATACCAGTATCAATATAGGTAGAAGACCCATCTCCAACCAACCCTCCTGTTTTTGTATAGGATGAGAAATTGTTATTTGTTGCTACAGAAGTATTGATCGGTTGAAGCCCAGATCCAGTATTGGTATTATAAAAAGGAACAAACAATCCGTTTGTCAATGATTGCTGACCAATGAACCAATACCCTTGGTTGATATGGCTCCAAAGGCTATTTCCGTCCTGTGCGTTGGTGGATTTTAGAGACTGAAATGCCGTGTCAAACTTTGCTTGGTTTGCTTTGGTAATGGTTCCTCCATTGGTAACAACATTCTGATACCAAGCATACCCATCAGCATCCGTCCAAGTATAACCTGATTTGGCTGGCTTATTGTAAACCCCAAACTTCCTGCCTAGAATCTGGCTTGCATATGCAAGGCTCATGATCAGCTTCCGATATAAGAAACAGTCGTTGATCCTGTGTTCTGGAGGATATAGATACTAGACAGGTTGTTCGTAACAAACCCAATCGAAGATCCAGCCGTGAGGTTATATCCGTTGGTTGATCCAGAAATCGAAGATCCACCGATATAAACTCCGTTGGTAGAGCCTGTATTGGTAATCACGATTCCAGAAGTCAAGGCGGCAGAACCAAGGGCCGTAGCAGTTCCGCTACTGGTAGTAGTTCCTGCAACTAGAGCTGATGGCGTTGGCAGAGTCACTCCACCAATCACATTGCTTCCAGCGGGAATGGAGTTATCCAGCATCACATTGGATACTGCGATAGAACCAATAGCAGTGATGGTTAGCGATCCAACAAGATTGGATGCCAGGAACTTAATAGAAGTCAAACCAACGGAGTTGATCTGCCCCACTGTTGCCGTAGCCGCATTGAAGTTCGCAGAGATGCCTCCGCTCGCTAGTGCGACATAGGTGGTATTAAAGAAATTAACTCCATCAACAGATCCTTGGACGGTAATTGTTCCAGAAGATGCCGAAGTTGTGCTAAATGAAAGCGTTGAGTAGTCAGTTACATTAACCACATAAGACCCCGTAGTGGTCGCAATGGTTCCAGTCTGTGAAGTTCCTTCTTGGCCAGCCGAAGTAGAAAGCGTGTCTAGGATCTTGCAAAGCGTGATGTTCTCGCCATCGTTGGGGTTAGCAACAATGGGGTTATATACAGCAGGGTATCCACTCATAGTTTATTCCTCCTCGCCTTCGGCGTATTGATCTCCTGTATCTTCCATTTCAGCAGATCCTTTCTTGTCCTCCATAGCGGCAAGTTGCTCCTTCACGGCCTCTTTAGCTCCCTTGGGCTTATTGCTCTCGCCCTTCACATCGCGGGTCAAAACTGGAGTTTTGTCCTCGCCAATCGTGAGAAGCATCATCTCGCCTCCCTCGTATTTGAAGGTGGCAATATCAGAGAACTCCACGCCCTCCTTAACGCCGCTAGGCACATTGTAATCTTTGGGAATGGAAAATGAGAGGGCCATAATTGCTATTGATAATCTCCTTGTTATATCAAGTCAAGCGTTTTGGAATAAGGCCAGTGAGAGTGGCGATTGGATCTGCTCCAAGAAGCTCGGCAATACGAGCGTCTACTTGGGCTTGGGTGTAATCTCCAGCGGCGGTGTATGCGTCTCCTTGCCAGAGAACCAATCGAATTTGAGTTCCCTCAAAAAACACAGAAGCAATCTTGCGAGCAGGATTATCGTTGATAAAATATTTTGATGTATCAACAGAGACTTCAGTTACTTTTAATGAATATTGTGCCATAATAATTAAGGATTAAGGGTTAATTTTTGTTCCATTCCAAAAAAGATCTATTCCATCTGATGAAAGAACAGCAAATCCTGTTCCAGAGGGAAACTGAATATATCCAGTAGTTCCTCCTGATAAATTGATACTTCCCCCATTTTGGCCCGCCATACTACCACATGAAAGCAAAATACTCCCTCCAGCATTTCCAAATGGGCCTCCAGTAGAAATTATTGATCCACCACCTCCTGCATCTTCGGTTCCATCAGATGAGCCACCCGAAAGATTTATATTTCCAGATGCTCCTCCTCCATGCGCGAAAGTCCCATCATCGTTAGCATTTCCACCATCTAAAGTAATAGATCCCGCCGTCCCACCATATCCTCCCAGAGGATCATCTGCACCTGCAACTGCTTGATATAAAGGCCAAGAAACTGTCCCACTAGCAACAAAAGATCCAGCAGATAGTGATGTGAACCCTCCAGTGGCCGATCCCACGCTATGAAAAGTAACATTATTAGTAGTATTTAGCGACTGATTAAAAGGGTTTATTGCTCCCCCTCCGCTTAATCCAGTGCGAACTTCAACGATTGGCCCACCACTAGGAGGATTAACTTCAACTATATTATTAGATGTATTGTTTCCGCTCATGAGAAAGTAACAGATTCAAGTATATCACAAACTCCTTTAATTAAATGACTAATTCCATTTAAAGAAATTAGGATGTCGTATTTATATCGACCGGGGGGAATGGACGCACTATTTGAAGCTGGCAGGCTAATCCCCACATACCCATCAGTGGCAGGATTATTTTTTGCTATACTAAAAGAAGCCAGCGCAGATGTATTCCAATCTTGCTTAATCTGCCCAGTTATGGTGGCAGAAGTGAGATCTATAGGATTTCCGCTATTGTCTTTGTAAATCAAGCTAAACGCAAAGTCACTCCCCTGCTCAATAGCATTGCTCTCTGTGAGATTAAAGATACCTGCGGACATAGCCCTATTTGTTAATATCAGAAATAAACTTAATCAAGGGAAAAGAAAAAGCCCGCCAGATTTCTCTGACGGGCTTCTCTTGATTAACTACCGATTAGGAGTAGGAGCAACCCACGAAGCTCAGGTCGTACGGGCAACGCTTGTGGATAACAGCGCGACCGAGGTACGGAGCAATCGGGCGGGAACCGGACTGGAAGATTGCCAGCCAGCGACCGATCTTACCGAGCGGGTTGTTCACGGCATCACGGATGTTGAGCCAGAAGAACTGTCCGCTGTAGTAGTACGGATAGTCATCAAAGGGCGCACCAGGGATGTTTGGGCCAACCTGCTGAACGCTCTCCTCATACACATCGGGGTGGAAGATGTACGAGACCTCATACGGAGCCACATTGTAGGCGGGATTGATTTCCCAAGTGTAGCCGTTGTTGGTAGCGGACTGGATGTAGGGATAAACCTGCGTCCACTGGTTGTTGCTGAACGTGAAGCGGGGAAGCTCCAGATCAATCATGTGGTAGAACCCAGCGAAGGAACGCTCAACACCGAGAGGAGCGATAAGCTCGCTAGGAGTTGCATAGCGGATGTCCTGACGCAGGTCAGCATTGTTACGGAGCAGATCGCGGCTCGTCTCAGGGCTTGTGATCAGACCAAGGACGGGAACGCCATTCTCCTTACCAAGCGCATTGTGACCAGCACCATCGCGGATAAGCTGAACACGCAGAACATCGAGGAGATCCTGCGAGAGCTTGGCGGTAGGAGCGGGGATTGCGGTATTCGTCGCGCTGTTATACAGAGCGTTAGGAATAGTCGTGCCATTGATGGTAGCAGACTGATAAACAGTCTGAGTCACATCACCAGCAACCAGCTTTCCAGCAACACGCATATACTCGGCGCGGCGTCGGTTATCAAGAACAGTCTTGGTCAGCTGTGTAAGCTGATCAACAGTCTTTCCAACTTGGGCTTCAATCTGGAACGCAGTCTTCAGATCGTCCAAGCAGATGCAAGGAGTCTGATAGCTCTGGGTCTGAAGCTGCCAAGTGCGGAGGGTCTGACCAAACGCAAGGCTGTTAGGAGTAGGATTGCAACCAGCAACGTTGTTGGGATTGCCAAGACCAGAAGAGGTCGAGACGTTGGCCCAAGTGTTTTCAAAGTTGCCCGAAAGAACACGCTCAACCGTGACTTCCGTCAGGGTTGTACCCATTCCGAGGGGGAACTTACCAACGCGAACGAGGCGACCCCAAGGGCCGTCAACAGAGTAACGCTCGTAGATATCGACGTTAAATCTGTTCGTTTCGCGCTCGAAGATGTCGTTTACTGTCGAGCAGGAGATTGTGGATGACATGGTTATGTAAATTATAATTGGTTTGTGAAGACGGCGTTGTGCTATCTTCTATCTTTTTCCTAGTCAAGCGGGGCTAGGGATTACGCCTGATATTTGAGGGTGAGCTACTTCCTCGCCAGCACGGCTGGTTTCAGCTAATGCAACCAATTACTATCAACAAACCAATCGTGTCAATGATTTTTATTTATCCAGCAATCTGGCAAAACAGATACATCTTTAGTATGCTTTCGTCTATTCCATATCATTGGAATAACATGAAGATTTAAATGATGATGCCATCCACCCTTGTCTAGTGGCACAATATGATCGACTTCAAATTTAATTCCGAATCTTTTGTATAGCCTTTTACATTGATCCACTAAAGTTTTTTCTATTTCAAAGTTATGCTCTGGATGAAGTCGTTCTTCCAATATTGCCCTACGCTTTGCTCTGTGCATTCTTTTCATTGAACGAAATCCATCTGGATCTCTTTCAAATCTTTTTTTAGACATCTCCTTAACTTTTTCTGGATTATTTTTTTGCCATTCTCTTGAAACAGAATTGACGTATTCCCTGTTGCGCTGCCTCCATGATTTTTCTAAAGCGGCTTTCTTTTCTGGATTATTGAGTTGCCATCTTCTATTTGTTGCGGCAACAACTTCTTTATTGTTTTCGCAATATCTTTTGCGATCAACTTTGTTTTTCTCTCGCATCAATGCAAGCTCCTCTGGTGTTATCCACCATTCAGTTCCACGAGAAGTATAATTTCGGAACACCATTCCGTCTTCTCTGACATCACCGCGCTTGTATTTCTTTTCCATGCCTACAAGATGGCATCAATGATCTATTGTGTCAACTATCTATTTACTCAAATATTCCTTCAATCTAATCAGATTATCTTCCGTAATCAAGGGCGCAGTGAGGCGGATAAGCCTCCATCCCATGAAGGCCGCTTCTAAGTATTTCTCTGCGTCTTTAAGGAATCCTCCTCCTCTAGCATGGCGACCTCCCCATGCTCCTCCTTCAATCTCTATGAGGGTGCGAGTTGTTTCGCAGGCGTAGTCAGCCCTCCACTTCCTCACAGGATGGAACCGATATTCCATCAGCAGAGGTTGTCCTCCGATACTTGCCCACAGCAGATCGAACTTTCTTTCCAGACTGCTTGGAACCCTTGGCTTTTTTGATCCACCCATATTGGATGAGGGACTGCTTGACTTTACGTTTGAGACTGGGACTGGATTCTGCGTCTGCAAGGATTGCGCTGAACCGCTCAATGAGGATGGTTTGTTGATCTTGCGGGGCTTCTTCAGATTGTATTTGCGGTTTTTCTTCATGAGAAATAGAGGCTGGCCCTTTGTGTTTAAATGAGGAAACGCTCTCAGGCGCACCCGTTGCAGGCTCTCCCTGCACACTATTCAAAGGGACAGCAAGACCATCGTTGAATAAAACGCCCTGCTTGTCGGGGTGGTAAATCACTGCGCCTGGTCTTGCCGAGGAGGCATCCACAGGCTTCTTGCGGTATTTTTCCCAATCATGTTGGATGAGATTAGTCCGGTGCATCTTGGGAACGATGTCGGAAGCCGCCCAGATGTCCCAAGCAAACTCATCCTTTCCATTAGTGCAGTTGAATAACCTTGGCGCACTCACGGCGAGGTTGTGATCATACACGGCAATCCCGCTCATGTGATCAATCCCACCTGTCTCTATGGAAGATAGATCTACAAAGTCTCCCATGAATGGACGACCGCAATTGCGATACTCCTGCTCAATCTGATCAATCCATCCCTCACAAAGAGGAACGGCATCTGGCTCCATGAAGAGGAATGGCTGACGAGTAGTGAGAATGGAATACCAGCAGATGTTCTGGAAAGCTCGATTGCAGGAGATGGGCCATCCCTTCTCTTGATGCCCAGATGGAGCAACATGAACTTTTCGGAAGCAATTCTCTAGCGGGAGGAGAATCTTATCAGTAGTGGCTCCATGACAAGGAGAGAGAATAATCTCGTGATTGAGATAAGGGCCGAGTTGTCTAACCCTGTTTGCCCAGCGAACCATGAGAGGTTGGTCGCCCTGATGATAAGAGATTGCTACAATCATTTTCTATTGATTGCGTTTTACTCCAATCAAACTAGCTTGTCAACCACTATGGGTTGTAGGGCCAAGTTGTAGTTCCAAATATAGAAGCGATAAGATATGCTGTAGTACCACTTGGATAGCTTGCGTAAATGGGAGTAGTTGCGCCCAATATTGTTAATGTGCCCGCACTCACTCCAGAGAATGTGTTGTATGTGGAAAAGCTAAGAGGGGCGTTATCAAAACTTCCACTATACTCTATTTTTGGATAATAGCTATTATTATATAAATACATACTTTGTGAGTTTAGAATCTGAAAATAAAAGTTACCTATCAATGTTTGAGTATGCCCATCAGGGAAATGTTGTGTTCCTGCATTAACTCCAACGGCAGAATATGATAACCAACCTGTATTGCAAACTAAATCTAGTTCAGAATTGATTGTAGCTGTGTATATACTTTTATTGTAATCATGATATGCAATCGATGATGTAATTCCGCTGGTAACAGTTGTTCCTCCAGCCACAAAAGAGAATGTTTTGTCTTTCCAATATAAGGTCATCGCATCTTGCAATGATAGCCCTATTGGATATTGAGTCCCGCTCCCAACTAGAGATCCATTTGTTATGGGAGTGACGCAGAATGGAAACAAGCCGGGGTATGAAACCTGAGCCATTTTATATAGAATACGGCTGAGTTCCTGATCCCACCATTACGTCCAGATTCATTGGTGTCCCATTAACGCAAATCTGTAATGTGTATTTTTGTTGTCCTCCATCATTGAATGAAGGAGGTTGAGCGTTAGATCCAGTCTCAGCTTTGAAAGATTGCGTGGATGCAATCTGCGCTCCTAGCTTGAACAATACTCCTCCAGATAATCCAGAGTCATCTACTGGGGGTCGATCTGATTGATAGTAGTCCATTATACTACGAGAACTTGAACTTCAGTTTGCTCCCAGATTCCTGCTTTCCAGTATTTAGAATCCCAAGAAATCTTTTTATATGTTCCAATATAACCTTGATAATCATCAGCAGTTATATCTGTAGCGGCAATATCCCAATATTCGTAAATTGTTGCGCTACCTGCTCCTGTTCCAACTGGGATTCCTTGAGCGGGAGGATATGGAGATGGTGCTGTGATTCGATTGCACAATGCTCCTCCAATATTAAAGTTAATCACATATCCAGTGTAGGCTACTTCTTTTAACTCTGGAGATAAAAGACCAGAGTCTCCAGTAGATGCAGGAGGGCCGTATGAATAGGAAGTTATGGTCTTGAATATAGTTGTCCTCGACTGAGATGCCCTTGTTACAGGAGTTAACTTAATCCTAATATCATACCCAGTAAGGCTTAGGTTTGCCCATTCTGTATCAATCCTAAAAACAAGAAGAGGGCTGGTATATGTTCCTGTCTTGTATTCTGTACGAGTCGGAGGAAGTGATGGAGTAGTTACAATAACTCTCTGACTCTTTGTTGAATCAACAGGCTCATCTTTGTAGCTTAAAATAAGATTCCACTTTCCTGCCACAAGGTCTGTGGTAAATGTGCCTGAAGTGTGAGCAGTGGTGCAGATATAGTATTCTGCCCTTTGCTGGTATGTTGATCCAGTATTGTAGATAATCGTATCACCAACGGAATAAGCATGAGCAGTCACCCATGCGGCAGTAGGGATTGTTGCCGCTCCTGCTGGAATAATCTGCTTACTCAACGCAAGGTTGTTCTGGAAGAACTCGTCAAACTGAACTCCCGTCACGGCAGGGCCAGGGATCGTCTCATACACCCTCTGCACCTGCACATACCTAGAAGCAAGAGGATTATCCTCCGGCAACTCTGCCATCGCCTGCTTTGTAATGATAGCAGTGCCACCAAACACAGGGTCAGTAGATCCTATCGCTACAGTTGAATACTGACTGCGAGGAACAATGTAAGTGCGAGTATATATGGGATAATTCGGATTCTCGTCTTGGTAGGAGATTCCGTAATTCCAAAGATTCTGAGAAGATAGAGAACGATCATTCGCCCAGAACCGGAAGCAATACTCGCCGTCTTGAGTGGGACGTTCTGCAACGAGATAGAGCGTGGATGGCCACTTGTTTGCGTCTCGTCCCGTATAGGTGATAGATCCATCTAACGGGAGCGGAGTGAAGCTACCTTTCTCAATGCTGATCTTCTCAACAAGGATGATATGACCTTGGTCATTGATCCCCCATCCGCCCTTCTTATCGTTGTAGTTTGGTACAAGCGGAGTGGGATATTGAGCCACCCCCACTTCTAAAGCGGGATGCTGAAAGGGAGGTTGCTTGGGTTGTTTGGAAGTTGCCATTATTTCAATCCTTGAAGTTGTTGAAGCCTCTGCAAAATAACATTTCTTTCTTTTATTGCTTTGTTATATTTAATTCTTTCTTTATTGTCCAATTTTGAAGTGAATTGTTTTTCGTTTGCAAAACTCCCCGTAAATGGTCGATTTACCCTAAATGCACGATCAAAATCCTGTTTTGTTTTTCCTTCTTCTTTGATAAGGCGATTGTATTCTTTTGCCGCAAAATCCATGTTGCCAGCAAGCAAGGCAGATTTGAGTTGTTTATAAGAGCTTTCTGCCATTGTTGCTTGTTCTCGCTTTTTAACTTCTGCCTGAATTTTGGGACTTGCCTGCTGCTTTAGCCATTTATTTGCCTTATCGTATACATCTGTTTGCTCCATGTGTTGATAGTTGCTAAGTCCAATAGATGAAAGTATTTCACTTGATGTTGTAGAGCTAGGTTGAGTTTGTGCAGGAATAGGAACAAACCAAGACAAGAAATCCTCAACTTGTTCAATCGCACTACGCTTGATACCACGAGCATCTCTTCCTGTAAGGAACTCAACTCCAGATCGACCAAATGGAGAAAGACGATTCATAAAGAATGTGTTTGGTTTCTCTACAAGCTCACTCACATCCCCCAAGACAGTTCGCAAACGATATTCACGACCTTCATGGAATATACTGAATGGTTTATCCCAATGTGGATTTTGATCTAAAACTTGATTTAAAACACGTCCAATTGCATAAAGAGAAACACCCATTAAAGCCAATGCAGCCCTCTGCTCTGCTCCGTATGGTTTTAATGCTTGAGCAACAAACCTAGATCGAGCCTCAAGGAAGTCTGGAGCAAGAAGGAATAACCGCATCATGTCCTGCATGGTTTGATTGCGAGCCATAAACTTGTAGTTAAGCTCTCCAAATGCGGCATTTGATTGAGCGGCTGTAAGCTCATAAATCTGATCCATTGATAGCTTCTTGCTATATCTTTCCACATTCCTTTCAAGAGCATGGGTAGCCATGTTCATCTTGAGCTTGGGAATAAAATCTTTAAAGAGGAAGTCGTTAAACCAATTTTGCATTCTCCCAATCACAGGAATTTTTCCGACAAGTCCTCCTCCAGCAAGCCCTTCAGAGAATAGTTCTTGTGAGTTGTAGTCTGCTATTTGCAGTCCGTGACTAACAAGATTACTTTGAACGGGATCATTTAGATCAATCTCTTTAAGATTAGCTGGATTGATTCTGTGGAATATTGAGTGAAGACCTTCTTGATTTAGGTGGAACAATGAAAGAGATAGCTTTGTCTGCTTCAAAATAGAAGAGAACTTTAATAGAGTATCTATTGCATTACTTAAAACTGGAATCTTATTGGCCTTAAACCAAGATGTTGAGGTGATGTTTTTAATCTGACTTGCAACATCTGGATGAACCAACATATCAGATTCCATCAATACAGGTTTTCCATCTGGCCCATTCATCGTCCACTTCCATCCTTTAAAAGCAGGATGGTTAATGCTAACATAAGGGCGACCATCTGCTGATACTGCACCTTCTGATCGAGCTTGAGGTTTAATAAGGTAAGCACTAGGAGGTTGTCCCTCCTCGCTAACTGGTTGTGCATATCCAGAAAGTTGAACAAGAGGCTTTCCGTCTTCTGCCTTTCCTTCCGTCATACTTTTTACAAAAGCCCTAACAGCTTGAGTTTTACGGAATGAAAGATCGTATGACGCAATAAGAGAGGCAACATCCTTGCTTGCTGGCTCGTATCCAGCTTGCTCTCCTTCAAAGTAAGAATCAAAGACACGCTTCTTGGCAAATTGGAAATTCTTGTTTAGTTTTCCACCTTGTAGCGATGCCTGGAGTTTTCTGGTTACTGGATTTTCTTTTTTCCAAACTTGAGTGATGTAGTTCTCAATTCCATGATTTAGCATTCCAGAATTGATTCCTTCCTCAAGCATATCAGACAAATACTTACTGATGTTTTGAGCATGAGATTTTTCTTCATCAGTTAATTTTAGAGCGGACTCATATCCCTTTTTATACTTTGGCTTACTGGCATTTGCCCTCTCTCGAAGTAATGCTTCATCTCCACCTGCTTGAATCCAGTTTGTAATTGCCTCTCGCTTTAATGGGTCTGGAATTGCTTTCTTTAAATCAGTAATAGCCTTTCTTACTTTTAGCGAAGTTTGATTATCAGCAAGACTCCATTGCCCAATAGCTTGCTTAAAATCATTCCACTTAGGAGCATTTAGATATGCGTTCTTTGTTGCCTCAAAAGCACCCCTCACGTTTGCTATTCCCTTTGTTACTGCATCTTTGCCCTTGCTGACTTGATCTGCAATAGACTGAGCAGTCTTGGATAAATCAACAATATTTGTTTTAGGTTTTGCTGTAGAGGATGCCTTAATTTTTTCTGACAATTCAACAAGAGGGTCTTTCTTTTTTGCCGCGACTCGTTTTGCAAAATCATCAGATGCACTTCCAAGAGATCCCCCTTCAGATGCAAACCTAGAGTTTTTGTAATGAGACCAAATTTTACCAAGGACATTTTTTATTGCAGATCCCAAGTCTGAAATCATCTTTTTTGCCCAAGCTCCGTACTGCATTCCTTTTTTAAGAATCCTTACTCCATACTCATATACATCTTTCAAAATAGATTCATCAACAAATCCACCTTGATTTTTTCTTTTTTCCCTTATTGATTTAGCTTGTTCTTCTTTTGTTGGAAGTGATGATTCGTCAACTTTTATATTCTGGCTTTCTGGAATTTTATCTGAATTTGATGGAGGCTCATCAATAATAATTTCATTGCTGTGCAACTTATCACCATGCACAAACTCATCCACTAAAGCCTGACCGGATTGCTTGGCAATCTTTCCTGCCACTTCGCGGGTAGTTATTTCCGTAGTCCCATCTGGAAGCGTGATCTTAAATCCAAACTCGCTTGTGTTGCGATCTTTTTCTGATTGCTTGGCATCAATGTCAGCTTGCGATATAGCTCCAGCTTCCTTAGCTTTCTCCATAGCCGCAATGTGATCTGCCCCTTCGTAGATGTTCCCATCTGGGGCAAGGTATGCGGCAGAAGCAATTCTAGCTCCTTCTGGAACTACTTCCCCTTCTTTACCTTCACCTTCCCGCTGTGGAGTTCCTTCTTCAGCTTTGACTGCTGTTTCTCCGACAGGGGGCTTCCCTTGCTCAGCAGGTATCCCACTTGTTTCTTTGACTTGCTCTTTTGTTTCACTTGGTTCAGTTGGTTGTGCTTCAGCAATAGCTTCAGCGGTTGGTTCTGGAGTTGCTACACGCTCTGTTTCTGAGGTTGTCTCAAGAACTTGCGCCGTCTCAGGAAGATTCGTTTGCTCTGCCTGTTGTGCAACCCTGCTCTCTGCCCTAGCCTTCACCTCTGGAGCAACAGCATCCGCATAGCGAGGATCTTGTGCAACTTGCTCAAGGATGGGATCTGGCAAATCTCTAGCGGCTTGCTTGGCATTTCCTTGGGCGGCTTGTTCTTGGAAGTGGGTGGCGGTTGAGTGGGCGGCAAATGCAATGTCTTGAATCACCCCTGGCGCATCCACATTCTTCATTGCGTCCGTAATGCTCTCGCCAGAAAGTGCGGCAGTAACTCCGCGAGATGCCGCTGATGCAACAGAGTTTGCTACTGCATTTAATCCAAATCTTGTAGCAACTTGAGCCAGCTTTGGTGCTGTTTCAGAAACCAACTTGTCAGCCGAAGCTCCAGCTATCTTGCCTCCAATGTAATAAAGAGGAAGCGTTGCGGCAGTAGAAGCAGTCGCTTCAAAGTTTGCTTTATTCAAAGCATCTTCATCAGACAACCCTTGCTGTTTTGCCTTTTGATAAACGGCATCCTTTTGCGATCCGAATGCCTCTCCAATCATGGATGCAAATCCTAAAGGCCCGGTAAGAGCTTGTGCAGGCAATTTCAAAAGACCTCCAGTAACTTCCGCAGCGGTCTTTGCAGCACCAGTTAGAGGCTTTGCTCCTAATGCTTCAATATCTGAAGCTCCTTCTTTCTGTCTCTCAAAGAAGTCAACAAGCTCCTTACTATCCTCAAATCGAGGATTCTTTATCTTTGTTCCGTAGGACGGAAGTTCAATATATTCTGGTTCTGTACGAGCAAGTCCAGATAATGCTCCATAGATGCTTTGTCCAATTGAGCTTAAAGCAGTTGCTCCAAAATCCCTAACCTTGGAGAAGGCGGATTGAACACCTGTCTCCTCTGGCGTAGTTGATTTTACTTGCGCTTGCTTCCGCGCATCTTCTTGGCTTCGTATCCCTTGCCCATCTTCTTGCCGGACTTGGGAGCCATATCCATCTTCTGCTTTGGCATTTTCTTCATTGGCATTTAACTCACCTCCTTGGGTGTTTTCACCTCCGATTAGTTGAAAGGAATCGCCGTTCCGTTGCCCTTGACTGGAGTCGTCGCTCCGCACACGCTCGCTCCCGTATGGTTGAAGTCGTGCTTGGCTACCACGCTCGGCCCCTTCTTGAGTTCGCTCAGGCGCGACTTGTTGGTCGGACGCTCGTCGTGCATTGCCTCCCAAGTTGGCTTCTGACTGATTTTGGATTTCATCTTCATTTTGTTCACCTCCTTTTGGTTGCTTTGATTGCAAATGATCTAACACATCTTGAAGCTCATATCCTGCATCAAGAGCTTCTTTAAAGCCTTTATTTTTTGAGGCAAGGTGCTGGAAAATTTCTTCATCGGAGTGACCTTGATCCCTTGCTTGGGCCACTCCATTTGTGAGTGCGTCATAGTCAAGGGGCATATTACATTCCGAAGTTAATTTGGTTTATATGTTTGGTTGGAGTAACTTCAGTTGTAGCTTCTGGTGTAGCGGAAGGCAAGGGAGTTGGTGTTACTTTTGGCTTAATTAAACCACCAATCGCAGTTGCAGCTTTCTCTAAAATACTTGGCTGCTCAGGAAGAAGAGGCAATGTTTGTTGTGGTTGTTCTTTTGGTTTAGAGTAAGTAACCCTACCTCCAGCAGATATTCCGCTTGGAACAAGCCCAAGCTCAGAAGCAATCTGAACTCTTTCTTCTTGTCCAACAGGAGCTGCTTTAGCAAACTTTGCTATAGGACGACCATATTCATCATATTGAGCATATTTCTGCATTCCTTTAGGAGCTTGCGCCTGCTCATAAGTCTCTTTAGCCTTCTGTTGCATCTGCTGGGCAAGCATGGGTAAATGCTCGTTATATCCTTTCTGAAAATCGTAATTCCCATTTTCATCTACAGGGAACTTAGATAGGTCAGCATCAATTCCATACTTGGATTTAGCCTCATGCTGAATCCCGCCAATCACATCCTTAATCTCTCCGGTCTTTGCTTTCCAAGCATCATTAAGAGCTTGTCTAGTATCTCGGTTTGCCATCAAGCGATGAAACTCTTGGCTAGATCTAACATCGTTCAGCATCCCAGTTGCATTTTTATGAATGGGATCAATATCGTTGATAGCTCCGATAATCTTATCAAGATCATCCATTCGACTCATGTATTGATCTTCACGGGCTTGCTTGCGAGCCTCATATGCCTGCTCGCGCTGATATTGTAAGTCTGCTCTCTTTGTTTGCAAATCCAAACGAGCTTGTTCTCTTGCTTCCTTCTCTTGTTCGCGCTGTTCCCTTCCGGCAAGCCATTGTTCTTCAGTCGCCTCTCTGCGTTTGCGATCCTGCCAGTCAAGCATATCCATGATGCCCTTGCCTTCGGAATAAGCAGCGGCATACGCATTGGGAACATAGCCTCCTCCTCCACCACGGCCCTCTCGCTCAATGGCATTAAACACAAATCCTCTTCCTGATGGGGTTCCTCCAGTTGCCATATTATGCAGTAGCTTTTTGGGGTTTCTTTTTCGTAATCATTGCTTGGGCATATCCCGAAGGGCCGCTCACAGCCCTCTGGATTCCAGATGGCGTTTCAACTTGAGTTGCAGTTGCTCCCTTGGGGAGATCAGATATTTTTGATTGAATGTAAGCCTGCCGATTGGCTTGAGATTGTAGGGCAGCAGGAGTGGATGCCGCTTGTGCTGAAGTTATTGCGCTTTCAGTTTGGGCTTGCTTGAATGCGTCAAGACCAGGCGTGTAGGGCTTTCCTAATCCTCCTAAATCAGCTTTCCAATCTGGAGCAATCTTTCCAATAGGCGCACCAGTATAGGGATCAATCTGCATCCTTCCAGAAGCACCAATAATATTTCCTCTAATATCTCTTTCAATATTTGAATATTGTTGAGGACGGAAAGCTGACTCCAAGGCAGATCCCCTAGCGGCAGGTATGGCTTTACCTCCCTTCATTAGATCCATCACGGCATCATGAGCTTCTTGGATGTAGTTGCTCTGCCTCTTTGCCGCTTGAGCAGTGTTCTCCGCTTGAGGACGACCCACCACTCCAGATGAATCTGGAATATTGATTCCCTCTGTGAGCGGATTTGCCGCAACATAATCTTCTGTTGTTTGCGCTGGCTGAAAAAGACCTTTTAGATACTCGTCAGTATTTGTCCTTAAAGAGTAATTTCTGCTTGGGTCTTTATAAACATTTGGCCCAATGTCGTAATTGTAAATACTATTATTATAATTAGGCTTAGATGCCATATACGCCGATGTATCATTACTAGCATCTGTTGAAAAAATTCCTTCATTAAGTACAGAATTTTCTACATCAGAAGTGCCAAGATATGCTTGCTGAAATTGATTTGCAAAAAGTGGATTAGCCATAATCAGACGAGGTTCTGCATGATGCCAGGGGCAAATGCTTTAGTTTGAATTTGAATCTCTGCCAACTCCCCATCCTCAAAGCTCGCAGTCTCATCATTGAGGCTCTTAAACGCATAGTCCCAATAGACCTGCGCCCTCTCTAGCTCGTTGATATTCTCGTAGTTGAATGCCTGCAATCCATAGCGATAGGCATTCCGATTGGATGGGATGAGAAGATCTCCGTCATTGACCAACGGAACATACCCCCTCCTGACAATACAATACATGGATCGATTCTCAGGGAGCTTGCCCAGCACCCTATACCGCTGAGTATCTGCACTAGCTCCGCTCGGAAGAGGAGAAGATGGGACATTCCCCTGCCGGACAATCTGGAGATCTCCCACATACTGAGGAGGTAACCAACCAAGACTCCCTTCATCAAAGGGATACCAATCAGGCATTACATCGCCCAATTCTCCAGTCATGTAGTCAGGATCAACGGCAATCACCTTCAACACCGACTCAATGCCCGGCACTGTGTCAAAGTAGTTATTCCCAGCAGAGTCTTGGCTAACAGTGAAGGAATAGATGAACCTATTGCCCCTCCATTGCCCAGAGGAAATAAACCTCTCGTTCACAAAATTGATAGCCGAAGCAACCATTGGGTCAGTCGGCCCTACAGAGGAGATGTAGGGAGCTAAAAGAACTTTAGCTTGACTGAAAGTGAGGGAAGCCATGATCGGCTAATAATTACCGCACTATCATCAAACAAGTCAATGGATTTAATCTTCCTCGTCGGCCCATTCGCCCTCCCAATCAGAGTTGCATCCCTCCATGTAGTTCTCCACATAGTTCTCCACCACTCCTTTAGCGGCAAACTCATTGCCCCAATGAACGGCGTGGAAAGTGGTTTGACCCTCCACTTCCCTTGAAAGCAGGATCACTCCCACATCGAAATGCTCTGCTCCAAGGTTTCTAAGTTGTTGCACAGCATCAATGACACGGGTTTCCTCCTTAATGGGGACTGCCTTAACGGGCTTGGTTGTGCGCTTTTTCGCCATGCGACTCCCTTCTACCCCATGAAACAAATCTAGGCTAGGATCTTTTCTAGCTCCTCTTTTATCTCAGGAGATAGCCCTCCCCAGCTCCACTTCTGCATCACATACGTCTCCATCTCGCTAGGATGGAGCCAAGCGAAGTTTCGATGGTAGTTCCTATATGCCCAAGCCCCAAACGCATTAAACTCGCTAAAGCGGCCTTTAGGACGCTTCCTGAGCCACACAGACAAATCCTCCTGATGGCAATTGAACATGAAGTCCCTAAAATCCCTAAGAGACTGCTGAGTGAAGACAAACGGATGCCTCCTCATAAACTCAAACTCTGGCATATGCTTCACTGCCTCCTGAGTGATGGGATACCAAGGAGACTCACTCTGAGGAACATCCTCGTACAACCACACTGGATTTCCCTCCCTAAAGAAATCCTCCGGCTTTACTTCTTTCGTGAACACGCAATCACTATCCATCACCAAGATATGAGGAGACCTGCAATACCAATCAGCATGGAGCTTGTCATTTTGTTGCCCAATATAGTCATCATCCCACCGCTTCACCAAATGCACCTCCGCATCACACGGCGGCAATAGAGGGTAATCATCGGCAGGAATACAGATATGAACTTTACCAAATCCACGAGCATACTTCTTGATGCTCCTCAAGCAATACTCAAGCCAATGGAAATCCCCGTGATAGCTTCTGATAAATATATCCATCATGTTATTTTCTTTTCCGGTATGCCGCAGGCATCTGTGTCAAGGTTAAGCCCTGCATTGATCGCATTCCTATCAGCAATGGGATTATCATGCCTTGGATGGAACACGCACTTGAGTTCAGTGAAGTCATAAGCCTCTGGAACAAATTTGTTCCCCCAGCTCAAGATGGCAGAGTCGTCATTAAACCCAAACTTGCACATCTCTTTGTTCATAGCCTTTCTCCACATCTCCCAAAATTTCTGATTCCCAACAAAAACTGCCACTCCATACGGAGCTTCCACCACTCCGGTTTGCTCATACCTCGGATAGTCGGAATAATTGAAGTTATAACGATGACTCGTAGCCCAGCAAGGCTCCTGCTTCCCTCTCACAAACTCCACCACCTTCTTAATCTTGTCCGTGAGAATGATGTCAGAGTCAATATGGATTCCCACTTCGCAATTCAAAAGCTGATCCACAAGCTCATAGCAATACACCTTCCCTTGCTTCTTAATCCTTGCAATATCATATCCGAGCTTCTTCCAGCTCTCTAAGGCCCATTCCTGATTATCCAGATGCTCTTGGGTGCAGGGGAATCCACTCCCCTCCCATCTAATCGAACAAGAAATTCTTGTGGCCTCTTTCATTTTTTAATAAGCCCCAGATAATGCTTCAACACCTTCACCCTTGTCAAGTAATCCCATCCCATCGCATGAAGCACCCAATCTCCTTCCTGCCACTTGGAAAGCACCGAATTATCCTGATGACAGCTATTCATCACCCTAGCCCCCACCACATTCAACACATCCCTTAATCCCCCAGCTTTCCAGAGATCAGATAAATGATTTTGCCAAAGAAACCTCTTGTGCTTCCAGATAGGCTCATCCCTCACAACTAAATCAAGAATCCTAAAAGACTGCTCACTATTGGGGAATATCATCACGTCATTATTAAAAACATCATGATTGAAATGCTCCTCCGATATGGTAACCCTCTTCTCTTCCCCCTGCACATCCTCAATCCTCTTCTCAAAGTTGGTGAAGATCGTATCGCATCCCATCGCCATCACCAAATCATTCTCTCCAATCCTCTGCCTCAATACCTCAAAAAACTCCATATAAGCCTCGTAATCGAATTTGATGTTCTCAAACCCATATCCATGCCTATCACAATACTCTCGCTTATTTGGGGCAGTGAGATCATCCCATTCCCTTATCTTATCTGAATGATTGGTCAGTACCAAGATTTTCATGGCTTGACGCTACCCCACAATTCCACCATAATGCAAGAAGATCAATCACAAGATGGTCGATCTGGTGTAGCGGCTGGAGATCGTACGAGACGGGCCACCCGCGAAGGTTAGAAGCTGGAGACTGCCGCCCAGCTTTAATAATGAGAGTCCCCGCGAAAAGACTCCTTCTATCCCCAACCCACCAAGTCAGGTAAGGCTCCATAGGTCGTTCTAAAGCCGAGGGGGATCGGAAGCTCTATTTTAACATAGGGCTTCTTATGCCCTCCGCAGGAGCCTGTATCATACCACATCCCAAACATCAAGCGCGGCGGCCCCAAGCCAGCCGAGCGCAATTGACATGTCTAAGAAATCCAATTTTCTATACATATCATCAACATCATGTACAAATCATAAACATATCTTTCCATGTACAACCAATCAGACTACCAAAAAAAACAACAACTCATCTTCAAACAAGCATCTTCCTTAGCAGCTAACGGACAAGATTGTGGAGAACTCGTAGGCTTACTCGACCCAGATCACACCCTTCGCCTCCGAGCTTTCGTCCGAGACCTCCCCGAAGAAGTCAGAACCAAATCCATCTTCGGGAGAGCTAACGCTCCAATTTACGCAAAGAAAAGAAAATAATGTAGCCGTTCATAGACATATATCCGTTCACAGTAGCGTGAACACTAAATTATCATGAACTTTCTAAAATTGTTAAAGCTAGGCTTTATCTACACCCCAATTATTATTCAACAATAATAAAACCTATTTATTACCAATAAGTGGTAATGACGGAAATAATACCCAGTTTTTCTTTCACCGAAGTTTATGCCAAATGTTCCCAATCGCTCACATTCAATAAAATTTTCCATAGCACATCTAATAATAATCCCGATAGGGATCATTTTACCCATTAAGACACCAGATTATACCCGATATGGAACCTTCAACTCCATTACAAAACCTATGCACTTTTAAACAAATGTTTAGAAATTGTATCATCATTCCCCTCATGGGGGATTATCCCTGCTTATCTTAAACACACCAAATGAACTCATAGTTCACCTAGGAGCATCAGAGTAATCTGTTAATAAAACGTAGCGGTATTTTTAACACAAGTTTGTCACTTGGGGATTTTTTGGAAAATTTGTATAGAGATTTTCTCGCGAACACGGGCGCGAAACTTTCCGGCCTCCAGGCGGTGCCCGTCTATCCTTACCAGTAAAAGGAACTCTATTTCACTTCCCTAGACGACCTTCATGCTACCAGCTAACATATCAGCGGAGAGGTTAAGCAAGTTAATTGACACTGATGCTGATGAAGTTTCGCCTCCTAAATTGTAAATAACCTTTGCAGAGTCAACCACGTTCTTGATCTCTCTGGAGCCTGCTATAATCGCGCCAGCATCCATGCGGCCTATTTCTTCAGCGGCGCGGGATAGGCCCGATGAGATACCGCCGATGAACTTGTCCCTTTGTTCCTCTATTGTAGCCTTAACAGCCTTAACAGGATCTAGTGTGACAATCTCAGGACGTAGTTCCTGCAATTCCCTCTTCCCTTCTTCAATCTTTCGCATGGCATTTCCTGGAGTCTTCCAGTCCTTTCGCTTTGCTCGTTGTATTACAGAGTTGACGGGAACGCCGAATGCTTTTGCCGTATCGGTGAACGACATTCCGGTCGTCATGTAATGTAACTCTATAGCTTGCCAGTCATATTTACTTTTTGCCATATCTTTACTCTTTTACCATTGATGACAAAGAATGTCCGATAATAGGTGAATGTGTCAATGGTAGGCTTTTTACTAAAAAATAGTAGCTTTAGAATGACCTGTATCGGGTTTTCTTGCCTGGGATGGTATGACGATAAGGGGAAAAATCAGTGTGTTTTACTCTGTAAGACAATAGCAAGACGCAAAGAATTTTTGGGCCTTTGAATTTTTTTTTATTTTTGCTTGAAATCTTTTTGAATGTGTGAGCGGCCTTTGTTTATCATGGCTTGTGGGAGTATGACAATATGGGATGACGATACCGGAGATATTGTTTGAAAAGATTTTATTGCCAGTGAATGTATTTTTGGTATGAAGAAAAAGGCTGGCAATACCGTCAGTCATCACAAAAAAAAACAATACATGAAAACATATCAGAGAATCGCCCAGCTATTAGACTGGGAAACCAAAAATAAAAAAGCTACTCTCTACCTTGAATGGGTAGAGAAGAATATATTACCGAGAGGGTCGGGAGTAGATTCCGGTACAAAAATTAAAGAAAATAGCACGAGCGAAAAGATTGTCTTATCGTTCGGATTTCACCATATGGATGAAAACGGTTATTACGACGGATGGACGGAGCACCAGGCAATCATTACTCCCAGTCTATCGTGGAGTTTTAATCTAAAGATTACCGGAAAAGATAAAAGAGGTATCAAAGAATACCTCCGCGATCTTTTTGAACAAGTAATGTCAGAAGAATGGGAAGAGTCAATCATTCCTGAGGAGATACAAAAGGCTGAGAATGAGATTGTGTCCGCTTTAAAAGTAGTAATTCCATGAACAATCAATCATCACACTATATTGCGTCAGTGATCACCTATCATGGCCCTACGGACACTAAAGGATCACGAGTAAAAATCTTTTTGCCGAGATTTCAAAAGGGGAAGATCATTCCGTTTGATCATTCTTTCAATAATTCCACTGACATTGCAAAGGATTATCTTTCAAGGCATGGAATACAGGTTAAAGGGGAATGTGAGCTTGGTAATGCGGAATGCTTATTGATTGAATGGAATTATATTGAAAAATTAGAATCTCTCTTTTCTTTTTAATTATATGAAAGATATAATATCCGATTTTATCATTCTATCTATCGTTTTAATTGCCTTTTGGTTAACTTTAGTAATTCTATAAAAATATGCAATCTTATCACCATTCTATCATTCAAAGCGGAAAAGATTTCCGCGAGACTATCCGCGCTGGTAGCTATGCCTGGCCTGGTGGTTATCCGCTCTATTTTATTACAGCGGATGGTGCGGCCTTATCTTTTGAAACTGCTAAAAGGGAGGCTGGCCTTATTATTGATGCTATCCGGAGAAAAGATAGGAGCGGAGGGTGGCAAGTGGTAGCTTGCCAAGTGAACTGGGAAGATCCTTCGCTTTTTTGCGATCATACAGGGGAAAGGATAGAATCGGCCTACGCGGAAGAGCTTGTGGCCTGATCTTTTGACACACTAGGTTTTCTAAGGAAAGCCTAGCAGTCAAAGGATAAACCTTTGATCCTGCCCAGGGATTCTTGGCAATACATAAAAAATAATGAAAACACAAAAGAATATCCGATTCTTGGTGAATCGTACTTATGATACTATCACTCTGGAGTCTGCCGAAAACGGTGATACTGCCGACTCAGGATTCATATATGAAGATAGAGAATTTCATTCCATAAGGGATGTATTAGAAGAGATACGGTCACTAGGCTGTATTGATTTTTATGACGATTTTTCTTTTTATCCTGCCGATGGTTCAATTGATTATAGAACCGGAGAAGAGACAAGGGAGGCTGTTCATGTAAATCCTAGAACACCGGAAGCATTGAAAGCATGGCTAAAAACACTTGAAATAGTGAATCTCTCATGAATCCTATTGAATTACTATTGAAAGGCCGAAAAAAGGCCGCAAAAAAGGCCGCGACCGGATTTCATATAGTAGATCTTTCTACTCTATGTATTCCCTATGGTTTTAAGGCTGGTGAAAGGTGGACTATTGGAGCTTATCTTTTAAGATGGACGGACTGGGATAAAGTAGATCGTATTCTTCGCGGAGGTGAATTATCATGACGAAGGGATGTTTTTACCTAGTTACTAAGACCGGAAGAATTCATGCAAACGGCGATGGGACGGAATGGGTAACTCATGACATAAAAGAGGCTGAAAAAACCCTTAAAGCCTACTGGGATATAGTAGAATATGAAATTATAGAAGGTAATCCTTACATAGATAAATAATCAGAAAAGAAAAGCCCGGAGCGGATTGCCAGTCCCTCCGGGCTATTTCATGGCGCGATTTATCGTCCTGCCCTGTACCTTGCCAAGTCTAATTGATTAGGGCTTAACTCTTCACGAACGGGAGACTTCGTGGAGCTTTCTTGACAAGATTTAGAATCCGTGGCATCTTTCGATTCGTCACGAATAGACCCGCCAGCGCACTTTTGCACTTCGTTCCGCTTTTTCCATGCTTCAGTCCGCACTTCTACGGAGCCAGGAGGCATCCCACGCGACACGAAGAAGCGATCACAAGCCTCTCCCACTGTTTTCGATAGCTTCCAGAGGTAGTTATCCCAATCATTTTCTGTTCGGCGAGTTTCAATGTGGCGAAACTCATTATGAGGGACGTAGTTTTTATTCTTTGCCATTTTATGATGCTTTTTTGTTTGATTTAACTTTCTTAAAGATCCTGTCCCATCCTTCTTGGTAAGATTTAGATACGGCTCCCGTACGATTAGGAGACGCAGAATCAATTCGGCGTTGCATCTCCTTCATGCGAGGAGATAAGTGATTTCGTTCGCTTCTTTCGCTCATTTTGTTTAAGTTTGCTAATATGATTGTTTAGTTGGTTTATTTTCTTTCCTAAATCTATGATGATATTCCTTAATCTTTTATTAGAACTATCTTGTAAATCAAGTAAATGCCTTAATGATTCTATTTTAAGTTTTTCTTTGTAAAGTTGGTTTTCAATCCTGCAACAGAAACGGGCTGAAACAGGTTTGTTTTTGTTTTCGTGTGATCCATAAAGTCGGCGCAATTCGCACTCTGTTTGAGTAAGGCGTTCGCTCATTTGGCCTCCTTTAGCTTCTGGATGTTTCTTGGTTCATTCTAGGTTTTGGTGTCTGCGTTGATATGCTTCTTCGTCCCAGCCGCTTTCTAACTCAGCGATGCGCTCACGGAGCCTCTCGACCTCGGCTTCTAGTTTGAAGTTCATTTCTCCGACTGGTTCACAAGCATAGCATGACCCTTGGCATCCCCGTTTAAGGCGATCAAGTTCCTCCCTGAGCCTTGCGACATCGTTGTCGGGTGTCTGTGGTTGGTTCATTTTCTGAATGTTATACTGATAGTTAGTAAAAAAGCAGAAGCCCAGTATAGGCTATCCTGCCAACTCCTCGCCACTCCCCACCTAATCGCGTTAGCGAGATAGATGAAGAGTAGGAGAAAGTTAAGCAATCTAGGATCGCTCCAAATCACTCGGTGATGATGCTAGAGGGCTTCTTCGGCTCGTTAATCGTGTTCTTAAAGAACTCGTCAATGTCGCAAATGATGCACTTCGCGCCCTCTTCATGCGTGGAGGGGTTGTGATCTTCTGCGGCGGAAAGCATGATTTGCTTAATCCCGTCGAGGAATGCATAGGCTTGGTATGCTCCAGCGAGGAACTTTGCCCAACGAATCGCCTCCTCTGGGGAGCAGAGAGAACTGATGGAACAAATTTCCAGCCCTTCGGCATCCACGATTCGGTCGGCATCTGCTTTGATAGGGAACTTGAACTCTATGGGATTGTCGTTGATGATCATATTAGATTGCATAGGAGGCGAATTTCTTGCCAGTTTTGCGGTTGTGTTTAGTTGTTGCGGTGATTTTAATCCCCATCCTCTTCAGATCGGCAATCCTGGCTGCGAGTCGGAAGCAACCAAACTTGTTGAGGGCTTCGATCGCCGTGAGGCTCTTGCCTTTCACGAGATGGTTGTAGATACGGACTGACTGACTAGTTTTGTTTTTCATTGGTATTATCGGGTTGAATTGCGGGTGATGTAGTCTTCGGTGATGGGTCGTGTTAGGCGATCCATATTAGCTTTCCATCGAGCGTATTCAAGCTCTCTTTCCATGCGCCTCTGGACTTCTAGTTGCTCCTGGGCAATGGCGAGTTGCGCGGCGGCATAACTATTCCCATATGCAGGGACAGTGTAGGGCCATTGAGTAGCCTCCTGAGCGGAGGCAGTGGCGATTAGAGCGATTGCGATTAGTTTCTTCATCGATTATAGTTAATTAGTATTGAATCAATTTCGTCGTGGATTTGTTTTGTTTTCCCCAGAGAGTTAAGTGTTTTAATCTTTTCTAGAGTTTGGAGCATGAGATCAAGCTCGGCTCGGAGATGATTGATGATTTCTTCGTTGTTCAAGGACGTGCTGATCTTGGTGGCGTTGAAGGTGGTGTTAATTGCCATTTTCAAATTTGTGCTGGGCGATTTCCTTCTTGGTTTCCTCTAGGGAGATCTTGTTGAGCATCATCGTGCATTTTAGGGGATGATCCCTGTAAAACACGGCAATGCTTCTCTCGGTCTTCTGCCTCACGGCTTCTGCAATGAGGTAGGCTCCAATGAAGTAGGACAAGAGCAAAGCTCCAAGGGCAGATGCGGCTACTAAAATGATCATAAAAAGATAACAGAGCTTTTCTTCATGCAAACATCATGAAAGTCTTTAATGATCTCTTTCCACTCGGCAAGCTCTTTGTGAGCTTGAGATGTTCTGTTTTTTTCAACAGCCAATTCTCCAACCAATTTTTCGCATTCCATCTTTTTAAGAATAAGATTGTGCCTAGCTTCGTTAAGCTCCCGTTCTAGTTGTGCCGCAAAATTATAGGAGACATCTCCACCTGCATCTACGGCTTCGTCAGTTCTTGGTGTTGGGTTTTCTTGGCTCATAGTCCCATCTTGCTCATGGCTTCGTTCATCACGCGATCTTGCTCCGCGAAGATGGCATCCAGTCGATTAAAGCCGAATGATGATGGTTGGCGAACAGGAGGCTCGCAGAGTGCTTTCTCAAGTATGACAAGATCATTGTAGAGAGATCGCGCCCTAGCGGTGCTGATGCGGATCTCGGAGAGGCCGTGATGCTCGGCGTGTTTGATGGCGCATTTGAAGAGCGCATCGTAGGAAGCTACGAGGCTCGCGGCTGAACGGAGTGTTGTTTTCATTTTTGTTTGCAGAGCATGGTTGTATGCTCTAGAGGCGAGTCTTTCAGATTCTTTATGAGTGTCAACAAAAAAACGGAACCAAAGCTGGAGGGTGTTTCCCCACCCCGTTGATTACAACGCCCAGCAATGATTCCGCTTTAAAAGATGCGGTGTTCAACAAAGGAGAGACAGAAGGCTCACCCGGTCTGGAGTTCTCCTCCAGCTCCTATTCCGCAAATACTAGCTCTTGCGAGACTTGGTTCCGCTGCACTTCCACTTTGCTCTTGACAAGCGCAGTGGGCTATTGGGGTTCTTCGCGGCTTCTGGATGCTTCTTCATCTGCCCTGCGGAACGAGCGCAATAGGAATCTCCCTTGGCTGTCCCTGGCTTGATGGTCGCGCCCTTCTGTCCGTAGCGAACAGTCTTCTCGCGCCCCGTCTTGGGGTTGGTAACTTTCTTGGAGAATTTCTTTTCCATGTCAAAAGTCGATGTCTTCGTCTTGTGGCTGATAGCCATTTCCCTTGGCTTTGCTGTGGGCATTGAAGCTATTGCCGCCCTTCTTCTCACGGGGAGGGCCAACCTTGATGGACAGGAATGAACTTCCTGCCTTGCTGGTCTTCTCCCAGATGCTGATCTCATACTGCTTACCCTCTACGTCGAGAGGGCCGCTCCACTTTGGAGCCTTGGGGTTTGCGTTGTCCCGCTCAAATGCGGCTCCGCTATTGGTATTATCGTAGTTGCTCATTGGTTGTGTTGTTTTATCTCCCGTTCCTCAAACCGCAAGTATTGCGGCTGGAAAGTGAGCGGGAAAGATGTTCTACTACAATTCCTAGCGAGTCGGATGTCAAGCCAGTATCCCATCTCGTCAGGATTTTGTTTTTTCTTGCTATCTTCTTCTGCCTCTTGGTATCGGATAACATAAAACATATCGGCATCGTGCATGATGGCATCAGACTCACGGGCAGTTCCGTTGCGGTTAAGCTGACAGAGGGCAATCACGCTAATCTGAAGCTCCTTGGCAATTAATTTAAGGCAACGGCTTACCTCGGCAACTTGTCTTTCACGATTGTCTTTGGAGTTGGATGCTGATACAAGCTGTATGTAGTCCACGATAAGGCACTTGATACCATGAGTTGCCACAAGCCTTCTTGCCGCCGCCATTATTTGTAATGGGGTGATGGAGCTTTCATCGCGTATCCAGATCGGGAGTTTGCTGACTTGATTGACCCCGAAGCTGATCTTCTCCATGTCTTGCTTGCTTGGATTCTTAGAAAGAATAGAAATGTCAACTCCTGTGACTGAAGCAACCATGCGGTCAATCAACTCCCCACTACTCATTTCCAAGGACAATATGCCCAAAGGATTGCCAGCGTCAGCGGTTCGATACCCGAAATTAAGAGCCAATGCGGTTTTTCCTCCCTTGCTAGGCGCACCTAGAACGATTAGCTGACCCGGACGCATTCCTCCCGTATGTTCATCCAGCGATGGGAATCCGTAGGTCAACCCCATCAATCTTCCCTTGTTCTTGACGATTTCTTCGTATTCATTGATACGCTTCATTGCCGCCTCGCCAATGGATTCAATCTTTGTTCCTGACTCTGCCTCTGACGCTATAGCTACAAGGGCTTTTTGCACAGTTTCAGATAGCTCCCCGTTCACTACAGGATTCTTTGCAGAATCAATAATGCGCTCTGCGCCAGCAATAGCAAGTCGAGCAGTATGGTAGTGACGGATGATGGAAAAATACTCCTCATGGTTGTGGCTTGTGCTTACATGAGAGTATATCGCCGCAACTTCTGACGGGCCACCGCAATCATCCATTAGATTATTGACCTCCAACCATTCTGAAATGGTTATGAGATCCACGCTCTTGCCCTCTTTCCATAGGGCTAGAAGCCCTTTAAACAGGTTTTTATGAGCAGGGTGATGGAAGAGAGCGGCCTTTAGATGATCGGCGTGTATATCGAGGATGGAGGGATTCTGAAGGGCAGAGGAAAGGAACGCTCTCTCTGCATCTAGGTTAGCTGGGAGACTCATAGGCTCCATACCTCCTCTCCGTCTTCGTTAAGGCCAATCAGGCTGGCATCATAACCAAGATGCTGAAGCAATGAGATGAGCCTATTATGCTCACACGGGCCAGATGCTACCTCCTCTCCATTCACAGAAATTATTTCTCCATATTCGGAGCAACATCCGTCACCACACTCATACGAATATGGCTTTATTGTAATGGCAATTTTTTTCACTTCTTCTTCCTCCCACGGGGCTTTGGCTCCGGCTTGGCGGCCTTCATCGCCCAATAGAGATCAACTTGCTTCTGGAAGACTACCCATTCTTTGGAAAGATCCTCCTTCCAGACTACTTCAAAGTCGCCTTCCTCTTCCTTGCCAATTCTTACGATTGCGTGAGAGGTGATTTGGTTGATTGCATTAAATCCATTGACCTCTTGATTCTCGTTCCACAACGCCGCATAGCCAGCGGCCTGCCTCCAATAGCTCTCCGAGATTTTCTTGGAAGTCTTAAAATCCATCAGCACATGATCCCCATTCTTGCGTTTGGCGATCAGATCAATGGTTCCTCCGTAGCGATAAAGCTCATTAACAAGCTGAATCTCCGTGGCTACGACCTGAAGGTCTTGCGTCTCCCACCATTCAAGGAACTTATGATAGCACACAAGAGCCTTATCCCGCTCCTCCTGCGTGTAGTCGGATAAGTCGGCTACTTGGTTGTTGAGGAAGCATTCGATGTAGAAGTGAGCCAGCGTACCAATATCGCAAGCCTCCTTTGATACATCGCGGTAGTTCTTTCCCTCGCATCCTAGCTTCCAAGCCCAATGGATGAGTGCCCCTGCATCGTCTCCGATCTTGCTGATCGTAGATCCTCCAGGCACTTGCGTTCCATCGGATAGGAAATACTTCTGATGCTCTTTGTGTCGGTCTAGTTTTACTGATTGCATATTTTTGTGTTAGTTAAAATTTTGAATGCTGTTGAAGCCACGATTGGAACTTGTGCGTTTCCAAGGGCTTTAAGTCTGTGAACCCTATTGGGAATGCCATGAGCCACTCGACCCACTCTGGATTCAATGCCCCATATTTCTTTGATACTGTCATCGACAGGTTGATTTGCTTTCCCTTCTCCAATCTCCGCTGGATCGAAAGAGAACCAATGTGACCCCTGTCTTTGTAATCGCTTGCTTGGGGTGTAGGAAACACCATCATATGAAGGACAGCATGGTCTAGTCTGTCCTTCTCCCTGCTCCTCCCATTCTTTCTGGTTAGGGCATTGATATTTGATCCTTTGCTCATACAGGCTGTCGGAGTGGGCCAGATTTTTGCCCCCCCCCCCCCC